TTAGAGGTATATGATACTATTTTACCAAAAGATATATTTGTTGGTTTTTATGATAGACCACAACACTACACAGAAACGGGTTTTATAGGATTTCATAATAATAAATTAATTAGTAAAAAGTTTTTTGGCCATTATATAAATTTGTATAGAGAAGATACAATATACAATTTAGAAAATTGGACAGATTGTCACGCATTTGACGAAACCAGAAAGAATATGATGGACGATATTCATTACTCAGAAATAAAATGGGGTGACGGTGCCGGTGGCCATATTATGGCAAGAGATAAGGTGATGAATCCTTATATTGACCATAGAAAAGGTAAAAGAAAATCTGAGTTACACAGTCCAGAGTGGAGTAATAACCAATGATTAATGTCTTTATTGGATATGATAATAAAGAAAGAGTGGCTTATAATGTATTGTCACATAGTATTATACAAAATAGCACAAAACCAGTTGCAATAACACCTATTGCATTAAACAATATAAAAGATGACTTTGTAAGAGAAAGAAATAATTTATCTTCTACTGAGTTTTCTTTTAGTAGATTTATTATACCTCACCTTATGAACTACCAAGGTTGGGCATTGTTTATGGATTGTGATATGTTAATGTTTGAAGATATTGCAGAACTATGGCGTTTAAGAGATGACAAGTATGCAGTACAGGTTTGTAAACACGATTATACACCTAAAAATGAAAAGAAGTTTTTAGGTCAAACACAGACAGTTTACCCTAAAAAGAATTGGTCTAGTTTTATGTTAATGAATTGTAAGAAGTGTACACAACTTACACCAAATTATGTTAACAGAGCATCTGGTTTAGAACTACATCAATTTAAATGGTTAGAAAGTGAAGACTTGATTGGCGAACTACCATTAGAATGGAATTGGTTAGTAGGTGAATATGAATATAAAGAAGATGTACACAATGTTCACTTTACTGAAGGCGGTCCTTGGTTTGAAGAATATAAAGATGTTGACTATTCACAAGACTGGTTTTATAACTACAAAGAAGCAATGTTGATTGGGTGATGTTAGTAGGTTTTGGAACAAGAAATTTATTAGACGAAGTTGTTAAACCTTTTGTAGAAAGAGAAGGTGGCAAGTTTTGGGATCCAAAACTATTTGGTGGTAAACCTGTAGGTCCATTAGAACAAAGTTTATGGCCTGGTTTTGATATGAATGAATTTTTAAAAGAAAAAAATGATGTTGCAGTATTTGGTATATTAAGAGGTACAGAAAATTGGTTAAACAAATGTAAACAATTAAATTTAAATTATTATTATTTTGACCACTCTTATTTCTTTAAAGCACACGGCCATAGACCAAATGAAAGAACTCTTTTGAGAACATATAGATTAACTAAGAACGCAGAAAATTTAAATAGAATTGTAGAACTAGATGATGAAGATAAAATAAGAATAGAAAAATATAGATTACAACATAAAGAAACATTTAGACTTAAAAATATACCAAGAGGTGGCCATATTTTAATTATACCACCAACAGATTTCGTATGTAGATATTATAAGATTGATAGTCCTGAAACTTGGATTAAACAAACAAAAGAGAAAGTCAGACAATGGTCAGATAAAGAATTTATTGTCAGACCAAAAACTGTTGATAGACCATTAGAAGAAGATTTACAAAATGCTTATTGTGTAATTACATATCAATCAACTGTAGGTATTACTGCTATGTTAAAAGGTGTACCTGTAATATGTGATGAAGTAAGTATGTGTAAACCTGTTTCAATTAATTATGTTGATATTGAAAAAGAATATGTAAGAGATGATGACCTTGTAAACAAATGGATAGATAGTTTATTAGCAAATCAATTTACAATGCAGGAAATCAGTGATGGTACAGCAAAAAGAATAGTGGACAAATATGATAATAACTCATAAATTAGCTTGGGATAAATGTCTATCTCACCAAATCTGGCCAGCCATAGAAAAAGGTTGGAAAGATAATGGTAAAAATGTACACTTCTTTTGGGGTTTAGCAGGTAAGAATATACAAGAAATAAACCAGTGTGAGGCGAACGGAGAAGAGTGGTGGTATGTAGATGTTGGTTACTTGACCAATCAGATTACAAGATATCCAGAACCTAAAATCAATGACTATGACACAACATATTTTAGAATATGTAAAGGTAATATACACACAATTCGTATGCATAGTGCATCACCAGACAGGTGGAATGTATTACAGAAACAAGGTATTGATGTAGAGTTTAAAGGTTGGAGAGATAGTGGTGACCATATTCTATTATGTCCTTCATCACCAACTGTATGTCAGTTTATACACGGCATAGACCAGAAAGAATGGATTGTTAGAGTAGGATTACAACTATCTGAAATCACAGATAGACCAATTAAGATTAGAAATAAACCAAGACCTGGAAATGAGTTTTGGGATACAGATATAAAAGATGATTTAAAAAACGCTTGGTGTGTAGTAACTAATATGTCATTATCAGCGATAGATGGTATCCTAAATAATACACCTGGCATAACGCATCAAAGAAATGTGGCCAGTTTCGTAACAAGTAGAAAACTAGAATTGATTGAAAAGCCATTTAAACCTGGTAGAAAGACTGTACAAGAGTGGTTACATTTAATTGCTAATCATCAATTCACCATACAAGAAATAGAGGATGGTGTGGCATGGGAAACTTTAAAGGTACAGTACCAGTTAGATGGATAGGTTTTATACTTGCCATTTTAGGCGTTTATGTGTTATCCTCTGCTAATGTTTCTACACAATGGTTAGGTTGGACTATATCTAGCATATCGTGTACCATATGGGTGTATATGGGTTATAAAGACAAAGATATACCTCGTATGTTAATGGAATTAGTTTATGTTTTTTTAAGTATTAGAGCAATATTGAATTGGTTAAATATATGAATTTTGTATGTGTATATTGGGGTGATAAGTATAAAACTGATTATGTACAGAACTTGTACAATATGGTGCAAAGACACCTTACAATTCCCCACAAATTTATTTGTTTTACAGACCATGTCAAATTACACAAGATTGTAAAAGGCGACATTGAGTTTAGACAATTTAAACACCACGATTATCAAACTTGGTGGAACAAGTTACAATTGTTTAGTGAAGATGCTGAGTTAGAAGGACCAAATCTTTATATGGACTTAGATGTGGTTATTTTAGAGAATATCAATGAGATGGCCACATTTGGAGATGATGATACCTTTGGTGTAATTAATGACTTTAATCCACAAAGTGGTTTTTTCAATTCAAGTGTGATGAAATTTAACACTAAAATTGCCAATAGTGCCATATGGGTGCCATTTTTACAGGATAAATCTAATTATCTAAGACACCAAGGTGACCAGAATGTAATGTCTATGTTAATCAAAGGTAATAAACATCTAAAGGTTATGCCAGACGAATGGACTTTTTCATATAAGTGGAATAATAGACAAAATCCACGATACCATAAGACAGAATGGACATTTGAAAAAGGAATCGGTAAGGTGGCCGTCTTCCACGGAGCGCCAAATCCACACGAATCGCAACAAGAATGGGTGAAAATCAACTGGAAGTAGTGATTTTTTGCTGGTCAAAAGTGACGCAGCCTCAAAAACCCTTGTAAATACTTGTTTTTTAAGACAAAAAAAATTCAAAAAAAGTTAAAAAAACGCTTGACTATGGTGGCCAGACCTGATAGGATATGAGTATAAAATGATTAATAAAAGAAAGGACAAATCATATGAGTAAGACAAAAAACTGGCTTTGGGACGAAGCTGAAAAATTTGTTGACCAGGTGGTTGACAAAATCAAACAAGGTGTGATAACCTTAGAACAAGGTTCTAAAGAAATTAAAGATAATAAAGATAATTATGCTTTAGAATTAGTTGGCATTGAATATGATGACCAAGTTGACGAATACTTATATTATGCAATGGGTGGTAAATAATGAAAACATTACTTCAACATATTAAAGATATTAACGCTCAATCTAAAAAGTGGATGGATGAAAATCCAGGCAGTTGGGCTGGTATGGTACCAGAAGATATTAAATTCTGGAATGAACAAGGTATTTTTACAGTTGAAGACTATGAGCGTGATAGTCTTATCACAAGTGTATATGAAATGCACAAAGACGCCTATGGTGTAAAAGGCCGTCATTATGATTTTGACAATATGTCAAACAAAGAATTAGAAGAAGAATTAGACCGTTTATGTGCTGTTGCAAAAGCAGAGCGTGAAGCGGAAGAAAAGTTTGAAGAAGCTGCCTATCAGACTTTCTTAAAAAGAATTGCAGAAAATATTAAACTTGGTGCAAGTGATAAAGAAACTGCCATTAAATGGATTTTACAATCTGAGGGGCTTGACAATGAAAAAGATTCAAGTTATATTTGTTACTCTCTTGGATTAAGTTATGACAAAGAATACTTATTTAATACTAAACACTAACAAAGGACTATACTATGATAATTAATACAGGTGATTATGTTTACACAAAAGATGGTAGAGAAGGAACTATCATCAATATCGGTATTGCTACAGAAAAAGATGATATAGCGGCTGAGAATGAAACATCTCTAAATGCAAAAACTTACGACACTGATTTAAACTATGTTGGCGCCATTACATATACAGGCGACACAGGTACACATTGGTGTTATTTTAATCAAATCTACAAAGTAGAAGAAAGTGCTACAAATGAAATATAATGAAGATAAAATCCTCAAAGAGGTATTAGATTACATTAAAGGTACATATGGGCAACATTATGCTCAAGTATCTGATGGTGTTCAAGTGCAAGACTTATTAAGGTCTTGTGGTATTGATAAAGATTTTTGCCAAGCAAATGCAATTAAATATCTTGCAAGGTTTGGTAAAAAAGATGGTCGTAACAGAAAAGACCTATTAAAAGCTGTACATTACATTGTACTATTAATGAATTCAGAAGACCAAAAGGAGAAAAAATGATGAATGATATTCTGAATCATATTGATGACCTGAAGAAGATTCGTGGTCTTATTAAGAGTGGTGATACCACAACCGCTGTCAAACAATGTGAGGAGTGTATTGCTTACTATGAAAAGGAAGCAGCTGCATTTGACAAATGGTGTGATGAGGAAAGTCAAAAAGAATTTCCTACTCAAGCGGATTTGTTAGAAAAAGAGGGGGTACGGTAGTGCATAGAGCTCTTGATTCGTCTGTCCTGGCGCATCCTAGAGAGTTTTTCCAGCAAGAAAGCGTGGGTTTTCACGCTTTTTTAAGGGCTTGCCATTTCCAGACGGTTATGGTATATTATAACAATAAAAGAGAAAGGTCGTATGTTTACATATAATAAAGAAAATCTATTTGCAGAATTTAAAGATGCAAAAGAAAAAGACATTAAGTTGTCTAAAAAGAAATCATTATCTGAGAAAGAAGTTGACAGATATGATAATAGAATTCAATTTTTTAAAGACCATATTGAATTGAAAGCAAAGCATCC